ATAGCTCTAGCGTGTCGGTTGCCTGCATCGGTGACTTCACCAAGCACGCCCCAACCAATGAGCAAGAATGCGCATTGATTGATCTGCTTACGGCGCTTGCTGGTTATGGATTAACGATTCACGGACACACCGAACTACCGGGCTCAAGCAGTGACCCCAAGAAACAATGCCCTGGTCCTCATCTCGACCTTAACGCGATGCGTAATGAAGTGAAATATAAGCTTGAGACCAAGCGTCTTGAAGCTCTTTTAGACGTGGGGATTAAAATCTAATGGCAACAAAGAATGTACCGACAGACAAAGCAAAGTGGTCCAGGGCAAAAGCCAAGGCTCGTTCTAAGTTTGATGTTTATCCATCGGCTTACGCCAACGCTTACGCAGTTAAAGAATACAAGAAAATGGGCGGGTCGTGGCGAACTCAGAAGGCCAGCACCAAGCGTAAAGGCAAGGCTAAGGCGTGATGGCTAAAACAGGTTTGGCAAGGTGGTTTGACGAAGATTGGGTGGACATTAGCCGCACCAATGCGGATGGCTCACACCCGCCGTGCGGACGCAAGAAAGCTGGTAGCGGGGGTTATCCCAAATGCGTCCCGAAAGCCAAAGCCAGGAAGATGAGCAAGGCGCAGAAAAAATCCGCAGTTAAGCGAAAGCGCAAGGCAGGCCAGCCTAGCGGTGGCAAGCCTCGCAACGTATCAACATTTAAGAAAAGGAAGAAGTAATGCCACAAGGAAAAGGAACATACGGAAGCAAAGTAGGACGGCCGCCCAAGAAGAAGATGACCGTTAAGAAGGGCACCAAGAAGGGTCAGAAGAAGAAGTGATCCGCTAAGCGGAAGTAGTTACTTCTATTCGTTCTCCCAGTAGCGTTCGCGAAGTTCTGCTTGGCGCTCTGCTCGGCGCTCTTCGCGTGCCTCCTCTTCAAGCTCCAGCCGCTTCCAGTGTCTTTTCTCTTCTTTCGGTGATAGCTCGCCGTCGTGATACTTTGCGTGGTTGTCGTTCATTTCTTTTTCCCCATAAACATCTCTCGATATTCTAACCGCCATAGATGCTCTTTTAAGTCAGCCAGCCGGTCGCAGTCCGTACACTGCTCAATCCATCGTTTGGCTAATGTTATCTTGTGCCTTAGTTCTTTCTTCTGTTCTCGTAAGTACCAGCCCTTTGGCTTAGTCTTCTTCTCCCCCATCTTCTCCCCTCCGAATGCTACGAATACGATTCTCCAAATCTTTTGTAACTTTGTTAACGGACCATATCTCTAGGCCCACCAGCAACGTTATCGCAGCAAGTATCCCCCCGAATACGAGAATCATTCAAACCAATCCTGCATTACAATGCCTAGTTTCTTCTCCAGGTCGTAAGCCCTGGCTAGGCTTGGCGTTTGCTTCACAATGTACTGGTGCAATTGATTGTGGTTGATATCCACTTCCTTTGCGAAGTCGCGGATGCTTAGACCGCTTTCAATCCATAATTGCTGTAACTGCTTTGCCGCTTTGCTTGCTGGCTCTTTGCTAATCTCATGCTTCAACATTCTGCACTCCTTCTAGGAACTCTATGGCTTCCTTGTGTCCTTTACATACTTTACACATCCAGCCAAGTTCGGACAAGGTTGATAGCCAGTTCTTCTGCTCATCAGACACCCGTCCCCCTTTGACTCTCTTCATTTCAATAGCGGCTTGTATTGGGGCAAATATAAGCAGGTCAGGCACCCCTGGCTGCACTCCTTCTGAGCGTAGACGCGCACCTGCTATCTTGTCCCGTAGTCCGCCGTTCGGCACGGCCGTGAAAGTAAATCCGTTCTTTCGCAAATAATTCACAACCTGCACCTGCTCCCAGTGTTCGGTTGGTACCGCATTGGGATCTTTCTTCTTCTTTGCCTTCTTAGACTTTGGCTTATAAGTCGGGTCGTTCTTCGTGTAGAACTTGTCCAGACTCGCCATAATCCGCTTCTTGTAATCATCTGACACTTTGGTACACTCCTCTAGCGAAGTCTGCACCTTCGTGTTTTGGTTAGGGGGGAGCGTAATCTCAAGTTCCGCTCCCCCCGTTAGCCATGATTCCTACGCTCGCAACGCCACACTGATTCATGAATTCTCTCGACTTCACGCGGGTCGTCCCCTGGCTTTGATCCGAGTGGAGGATTGCAAAGCATCATGTTGGCAGAATGAAGCAAGGTGAGACTTGTCGCTTCATCCTTCCCCGCCCTAATCAAAGCCCCGCAAATGCGGGCGAGCCCATCGTTACGAGAGCCGTCAGGGATTGCCTCGAACGCCTCGATACTCACGTCACCAGTAGGCACATCCTTGCGCTTACGGGTCTTAAGCTTCAGGCCGTTGCGGATGGTATCAAGCATCCAACCCGGCATCTTAGCCAGCGGTGTCTCCCATGGTGCTAGACCAGGCATCCACTCATAAGCCCCATTCATGTTCTTACTCGGCGACGCCAGGACGTAACCACGATGACCCCTGAAGTCGATACCAGGCTTCTGGAGCAGCCGAACGCCATTCTTCAACAACTCACCCTTTGGCGGCTTAAAGAAGAAGTGACGGCCCCCTGAGCCGGTCTTAGCGGTCCAAGTCTTAGGCAGTCTTCCGAACTTGGTCTCGAACCAACGGATAGAGCTGTCGCCACCCTTGTCTAAGTCCACGTCAAGCACGCAGGTCTTGGTGGTCTCCAGGCCAATGTTGGCGTGTGGCCACTGCTTCCACCATGCCTTGATGACCAGGTGGTCAGTGGTTGCCTCTCGTACACCGTGCTTCACCATCGGGTGCTTGGCGGGAGAACTACAGTCACGACCGCAGGAGCAGCCGCCATGCCACTGATGGTGGACGGGGATCACAGGAATCCCCGCCCGAGCATAACGCAACGCAGCATCAAGCATCGTCGTCATCGTCATCTCCCATCATAAACTCACCAGCAGGTTCGGCCTCAACGACTTCACCGTGCTCGCTGATACCGAGCGCCTCGAAAGCGTCCATGCCTTGGGCGATGCGTCCGTACACCTGACGGAGCTTAATGATGTCGTCGTCGCTAAGGTCATCAAGAGAATCCTTTTCAACGAACGCCAGAATATGCTCCTCGGTAACCCCATGCTGGCCATAGTGCTCGACCATCTTGCCGATATTGACCTTGGGCTTTGGCAATGCACGAGGGGCAGGGGCAGGCACACGCTGAGCGCCGGGGATGGTTTCGATCTCCGACTCATCAAGAAGACCCAGACCGCAAATAGACAGGGTTACCCGACGCTTGGCCTTGGTTACTGCTTTCATGATTAGGTTGGGGTCTTTGCGTGGGTTGCCAAAGACGACCGACACATCTTCGTCCACGCGCTCACCTGATGTAGCTCGTGCAGTCACCATGACCATGCCATCCTCGATAACTTTCTCCACAATCTCGATGGAGACATGGTGAATCTTCCGAAGCTGGTCAGTCGCGCCCTTGGTGGCGTAAATGACCGTCCGACCTTGCAGGGTTAGGAATTGGAAGGGGCTTGTCAGAGGGTTGGTGCCTACTGATTCGTTAAGCCGCGCAAGGAATTCCATGCGCTCCTGGGGTCCGAGTTGAGCGATGTTGCCCATCGCGAGAGCTTGTTCTACTGCGTCCATTTTTACCATCTCAGTCATTGTCTCAATCCTTAATCGTTACCATGAGGGGTCGATTGCCCTTCTTTGTTTTCTTGAAACTCACCTTTGACTTGCTGCCATCGATGTAGAGTCTTTGTGTCTCCCCCATGCTATCGCGCAGAAGGTTTCTCACTGTCTCGCGACGCTCCTTCATCGCTTCAATCTTTAGCTTCAGCTCATGATCCTCGCAGGCAAGATCCCATTCATCACCCTCGAATGGACGACTAGAACCGTCTTCTTCTTCCTGGCGAGCCAGGTATTCGGTGCAAGCTGTTGAGCCCGTAACTTCTGGCGGTGTTGAAGTAAGAATGTTCATATACCAGAAGTCGAATGCTGCGTTGATGCACTCGGCGATGCGCTTGTCATCTCGGTCCAGACGAAAGATCTCGATATCTCGCGCCATACCGAACCATGCAACGACGTAACAAGTTGAGCCGCCACCCAGCATCATGTGCCACTGGCATTGATCGTAATCGCTCGCCGGAGGGCCATCCTCATACAGGTCATTGTCAGACCAGAATCTCAATTTGCACTCTAAATAAACAGAGCCATGATTCACCTGATATCGGTCTAAACTACAAGAGCCATGGCCAAACACAAGCACCGCGTCAGGGGTTGACCGACAAGGCACATCATTCACCGTTGCGCTGATGGTGTCACACGCCACAAAGCGAAGGTCGTACTCCCGCACCTCTTCAGCGGTGACGCCAAAAGTCTCAGGGTCTTCCTTCAGAATCTCGTTGGCCCGCCCAATCATGAAGGGCTCAGCAAGCCGACCGCGCTGTATCATTTGAGTGATTTCAAAGTCATCTGCCTGGCCGGTCAGAATCAAGTAAGCATTCCAGACATCGCCGTAAAACGACGTGCCCATCACTTGCCCGATGAGAGTGGAGCCAATTGATTGGCTTCTCTCCAGCACTGGGCACTTTTCAATGTTCAGTTGTTGAGTCATTGTTTACTCCGTGTTAAGGTCTACAGACACTCTAAAGGAAGGTGCAAGACATGTCAAATGAAAAGAATACACTAATTGAAATAGGCGCACTTTGGTACTCAACCAAGACGCCGGGGGTTATGACGGGGAAGCTCGGCAACGCGCGTCTCGTTTTGCTACCGAACAATAACAAGGAAGGTGCGCAGCCTGATTGTCGCATCTTTGTAGCTCCCTACGAAAAGAAGGATAGCCAGCAGCAGCAGCAGCAGCAGCAAGGGCAGCCCCAGGTGAGT